CCATAGTTTGTAGAATAAATTCATACCATTTGGTGTAGAAACAATAATAATCTTTGAGGACTTACCAGATGAGATTACAGGATAGACCGAGTTAAAGAACTCATTGGCAATATTGTTTGGCACAAAAGCAAATTCGTCCAAGAATACAATGTTAAACGAACCGCCTCGAATTGCAGAGGAGGAAGTCGAGGCAGCGATTACCTTAGACCCGTTCTCTAACTCTACATTACCCTTGTTCCATGTCACCACACCTTGTTGGAGCCATTGTGGTAAATTCTCATATGCCAGTTGATACTTGGCTAGAATGTCCCTTGCCAATGAACCTTTGTTAGCAAGAACTGCCACATTTTGTGAGTCGGTGAAAATGGTTGCCCATAAGAGGTAACCAACTGTCGTGGTTGTTTTACCAACCTGACGAGGACATTTTGTAATAACGAAACGATTATCTTTAAATAGATTAATCATTTCTTTTTGAAAGTCCCACATTTTAAAGTTAATTAGACCTTCGTCTACGTTAACAATCTTGATATAGTTCATACAGAAATAAACCGGGTCTTTGGAACACTTAATGTATTCCGCCACCTGTTCTTCTGTATATTGGTGTTCAACACCTACCTTTTTGAGTAGAGGGTTGTCACGGTACGAATCTTTTTGGTTCATTGAAATAGATTCTCTATTTTTATTTTTGCGTGTGGTGAACTAGGATTGTTATGATAATCAGTACCAAAGTGTTCCACCATAGACGCTTCCAAGTTATTTAGTGGAAGTGCTGCTCGGTGAGGAAATCCTGACGGAACATTTACATACATATTGCCTAAGTTTGCAGACTCTCTGATACCATATGATTGTTTTTGACCAAAAGAATAGTATTGAGATTGCATATGTTCTTCTACTAGTTCTTTATCCATAATAAACATACCTTGGTATGGTTCAGAAAGAAAAACAAAATCTTGACCATTCACTTTAATAATTGGTCTATGTCTTTGATGGTGTGTGCAATCTAAGGAGTAGATTTGACCTTCTTTATCTTTTTGTATTCTATGAACCGCAGGTATAAAGTTTAAATTATTTTTTAAAAATAAACTTCTAGTTTGGTTCCAGTAGTCAAAAGTTTTTTTAGTAACATCAATATTACCTTCAAGATAGGCAAAATGAGTATAGTCTGATGCAAGAAATTCTGGCATATACTTTTTATGTTCCCATGTGTAGTGATATGGGTCAGCCAGTTCAGTAACACGAATATCTAAATTGTTATCAAAGTTTACATTACTATCAATAACAATTTTAATATTTGGTATGTTTGAAAGATTGTTTATTGTTCTTTTGAAGTTTTCCAACCTATCTTCAACATAATAAAAACACAAATTCACCCAAAGACTCATTCTTTGCCTTTAATTAATTTATTCAACTCAGCTGTAGAACCTACAAAGATGGCTTTATCAATAGTTGTGCCAGATTGTTTCTTCTTATCTTCATCCATCTCACGCATTTGTTTTTGAATATTTAATAATTCTTTGTTGGCATCTACCATATTTTTAAGTAGTGTACCATAAACTTCAAATGCTCGTGGATGTTGGCCTGCTTTTGCAATTTCTAAAATCTCTTGCATAGCTTCTTGACCTTGGTCAATAATACCTTGAAGATTTTCTTTTGATTGTTGATAGGCGTCAGTTAGGTCCTGTTTTAAATCAGGTTCATTATAATTTGTTGGAAGAAATGTTTTCTTTTTTTCTTTTGAATCATCAATGATGGGATTAATGTCAAAGATATCAGATAAATTTTTATTCAAGTCGTTCATAATATTTTATATTTAAGGGTATTCTACAATGGTTGTATTTGCCGACCAGTTGCTTGCAGCATTAGCATTTGCTGGATTTGGAGTAACTGTGATACCAACATATTTATGAGGTATTGCACCGCCTAAGTTGTAAGAGGTGAATACATAATTTGCATTTGTTGATGTACCATAGATTGGTTGTGATGTTGTAAAATTACCATTTATGTTTCTTAAATGTAATTTGTTGTTGTTCCAATATATTACTTTTGCAGTTGCAGTTGCAAATTCAGGAGCATATCCTTGATAAACAATTTCACCAATTTGATATGTTCCAAATCCGCCTGCAGGATTCATATTGAATTCAACAACATCATCTGGTGTAATCATCTGATTAATATTTGTAATAGCTTCATCAATAACGCCACTTTCGGATACTTTACCAAAAATATAACCTTTGACAGTAAAGTTTAATGTCCAAATAATATTTCTTGTGCCTCTTTCCGAATCACCTTCATAATCAATATCTTGTTCTGTTGAATTTAAAATAACAGGAATTTCTTTTACTATTCCCATTTCTGGAATAAGATTTAATTTGATTGTATAATCTGGTGTAAAATATGATAAAATATGTTCTATGATTTGAGTACCATCAGAAATATTTCTAACATAAAGATACAAAGCAAAATCAAAATTATATGGTACTGGATTGTATTGAGATACTAATCCACTTGATGTTTGATTAAATGCTTTGATGTTTGTATTTTGTTTACGAGAAGCATCATATGCAAAACCGGTTAATTCAAAAGACAATCTTGGTAAAGTCATCATTACTTTTTTACCAAGAGTCGGATCTTCTTCTAATCGTTTTACATATAATTCTTTTGGTGCATAAGCAATAGGTACAATCATTCTTTCGGCTTCAGTCTGGTCTGGATTATACCTTACCAAAGTGATGTCGTTAAAGATGTTGCCAAAACCGACAACCATCTTTCGAATGATTTGATTATAAAATGTATTTGCCATTAGACACTACCGAAAGGATTTTGTTCTGAGAAGTCTATGATAGAATTACCTTGGGTTTCTATTGCATAGTTATCATATGAATCATCACGTAAATGTTCTTGTAATGGGTCATCTGATGTGAGCCTGTATCGTGCATTACTTGTTGCACCAATAATCCTATTATTTGAATTGGCTATAAATTCACCAGCAATATTTGATACTGATAATACTTTTGTTGGTAAATTCCAACTCTGAACAATAGCCACGGCCGTTGCATTGGCCTGATTTGATGCTGATTGATATACAATTTCTTTAAAGGTGTAATCACCCGAACCTGCACCTAAGTTCAATTCAATCTGATAAGAGTTTTGAGTTGCAACTTCATCAATACCTTGAACACCAGTATCAAGCAACTCATTAGAAAATTTGAATTTCTCAAGGTGTAGTTCATAGAAATAAGGAGTTTGACGACCCAAGGTCATCATGTCTTTATCTTGGTCTGCAAAAGTAATTTCATACAATTCACCAGTACCATTTAAGAATGGAATATAAACTAAGTCGCCTTCTCTTGGCCTTTGAAATGTATTTTGTGGAACTCTTTGTGCAAAACTTCTTTTTGAAATAATAACTTTAACAGTATTTTTAATTTCAAGGCCAAACTTAGAGAAGAATTCTTTTTCACCACCATATGAAAGTGCATCTGATAGGTAGAATTCAACTTGAAATGCAGTTTTGAATTGTTTGGTTGGATCTTCACCAAAAATTAAATCTCTTGCTACATCATTATCATTAGGCAAATAGAAACCATCAAAACCCATAACTTTAATGGATTCTACGATTAAATCTTCTACGAGCCTCTGTTCTGAATAACGAGAGTTATAATTATTAAAGTAGTGAGAAGTTGCCATGGATAGTCGCCATATTAGTTAGTATACCACTCTAATGGTGCAAAATACTCGGTAGACATTTGTGCTTCGAGCGACTTGATTTCTTCAAACGCTTCATCATAAATTTTATCACCGTTAAGTGTTACACCACCTGGCAACTGAATGTTGTTGAACTTTTTAAGATTGGCACCCCAAGTTCTTTTGATGAGAGCTGTTGCATATTCTTTTAACCAACGGTCATTCCAAGTCATATCGTAGGCAGTAGAATTGATAGTTGCATAACATTCAGCAACAACAACTGTACCGGCAGGAGCTTCTTGTGACCCCCAAGCCCAATCAATAAACAATTTTTCCATATGACGATTGTATCGAATAGGAACTTCACCCGAGAACAATTGTTCCAACATACGAAGATGTTGCATTGTCATGGTATAGTTAATATATGATGCAGATGTGAAATCGTAGAGTTCGTTTAGACGAAGTTGATAACGCAAGTCAAACATATCAACGCTTGCTTGTGAATCACCAATGGGAAATATACGAGTTATACCAATAATCTGTAAAGAATTATTTTGACTATCTTTTACATTTGATAAGTCAATATACTTGTTACTTACATCTTGGTTAGTAAGTAAATGTATGTAGTATATCTTTTGAGTACCATCATAATGATAATCTTGCCAGTATTGCAAAGCGTCATCAATACGGTCCTCAACTTGGTCATCATCTACGTTAATATCAATAACAGGGAAACCTAATCTACGTAGACAGTAATCCTTAAATTCGGACCTACTTGTTATAGTAGCCATTTTAGTTTCCTACTTTTGCTTTTAACTCATCAATTTGTTTTTGTTGTTCTTTGATAGCTTCAATTAATAATGGTACCAATTTCTCGTATTGAACAGTAATGTAGTTATCACCAGATTTACTTTGATTGTTTTCATCAAGGTCAAATGGTGCAGGTTTAACTACTTGTGGTAATACTGCTTGAACTTCTTGAGCAATAACACCAACTTGTTCTTCATAGTTATTGTAACCAAATTCTTCTGCTTTCTTGTTTTGTGTAAAGATTACACCAGACAATGTAAGGAGCTTTGCGAGAGCATTTGGAATTGTTGAAATAATATCTTTGAGTCGTTTATCAGAGTAGAACGCAGTAATGTTGTTTGTTGCACGAATTTCACCAGTTGTGCCTGAAGCGGCAGTACCAACACCAAACGAACCAAACTGAACAGATGAACCTGTCGCAACTGCTTGGCCAATAGAGAATGTGACTGCACCAGTGGCAGCAGATACAGAAACACCGGTACCAGCAACTGCGGATGTTACAGCAGAGAATGATGTTGAGTTTGCTTGTGTAATACGACCATAAGTATCAACTGTAAATGCTGGAATTGCACTTGCACTACCATATGAAGCAGCACTTACACCAGAAGTTGCAAGGTCTATTGTAATAGCAGTTGTGCCACTAGATGTTACACGACCTGAAGTTCCTGCAACAGTAGCAACTTTTGTGTTGGCAGCTGCAAATGCCGATTCCATCTTGCCTTGAACAGCAGTAATATTAGTATTCTGAGTGGTGTCTACACCTTGAATAATAGTAATGGCAGCATTTTGTGCCAAATCAACACCTTGAATAATACTGATACTTGTATTTTGTGCTAAATCAACACCTTGAATACCACCAATCTGTGTATTCTGTGTGTTATCAACGCCTTGAATAATAGTAATTGCAGCGTTTTGAGTTGCATCAATACCCAAAGAATATGCGATAGCTGTATTGGCATAGTTGTATGCATTGTTAGCATGACCATAAGCTGCATCGGCTTCACCATTTGCACCGTTAGCAGTTGCAAAAGCTGCAGCTGCAAAGTTATTGACTGCTGTAATTGTTGTATTTTGGCCAAGGTCAACACCTTGAATAATTGCTATGGCAGCGTTTTGTGAAGCATCAATACCAGCTTCAATGCTAACAGCTGTATTAGATGCATTAAAAGCAGCGTTTGCTTTATCATAAGCACCTTGAGTAAATTGGTTTACAGATGTGATATTAGTGTTCTGTGTTGATTGAACAGAAGCAACGTCACGACCACCAATAGTTACGAATTGTGATATTACGTTACCAGTAACTCTACGAACATTAAGGTTTGAAGTATTGAAACTAGGATCAGTAACAATAATGTTATTATTGCCTGAAACTTCTTGTGTATAACCTTCAAACAGGTACCATTCTTTATTGCCTACTGCATCTCGGAACATACCTGTATGAGCATTTGCCACATCGTTGTATGAACCAGCAAATCCAATATCGAGAGCATCAGTAGAATAATTTCCTTGTGCCAACAGAATCATTGGATCGGCAACTTCAAGTGTTGAAGTACCAATCGAAACTGTGTTACCTAAAACAGATAAGTTTCCAGTTACCGTTAAGTTTTTACCAACAGATAAATTTCCTGAAGCTGTTGTATCACCTTGAATTGTTACGGTACCAGTAAATGTTCCACCAACGTTGGCCTTATTATACGCAGCTTGCATCTTGTTATTTACAGAAATTAAATCTGTATTTGATGCAAGCACATGGCCTCCAGGCGAGGATCCGTCATGGATCGAAACTCGATTGGTATCGGAATTTACGAAAAATTCAGCCTCGTCACCGACAAATGCGGCCGCAGTAGCTGTATTACCTCTTCGAAATTTTAACTGTGTAGACATTTTTTAAATCCTTCTATTTTGACATCCTATTTAGGTTAATTATATTATAATGCATTAAGGTCGATTAATGGGTTATCCACAATACCAACACCTAGGTCAACAACCGAAGCAGTACCGAACTGAAGGTCAGTAGGTAGAATATTACTTCCTGTGTTAAGGAATGCATCTCTTGTGTAGGTAAATGTTGCAGAAGATTGTGTATTGGCATATAACGTTACTATACCATCAACCAAACTAGCTGAATAGTCTGCAATTTTTCCTGTTGGAACAGTTTCTACTGTAATCAATAAATTTGCTGTAAAATCATCTTGCACTAAAACCAATTGATGAAATTGGTAACCAATAGCCGCGGTTACAGTATAATTATAAATTACAGTTCTAAACTCGGAGATTGCCCAACTATCAAGGGCAACAGGCGTTCCGCTTGTTTGAGTGGTGTAAACTCCACCAGAAGTTTTCTTAACAGCAACAGTAAGAGTTCCATCAACATTTACATTTGAAGAAATTAATGTATTATTCGCAGCTAAAAATTTTGCATTTGAATTATATAATGCACCTGTTTTATCTGTGGCAATTACAGAGTTTGCGGTGCCAGAGAATGATGCACCAGTAAGAGCTGAGTTTGCAGTATTGTAGGCGCCTTGTGCTAATCCATTAGCGCCATTGGCAGTATTATAAGCTGAAGCAGCAAAATTATTAACTGCTGTAATCGTGGTATTTTGACCAGAATCTACACCAGCAATATAAGCTACCGATGTGTTAGCATAAGCAAAAGCACCTTGTGCTAATCCATTGGCACCATTAGCAGTATTATATGCTGATTGAGCAAATTGATTAACCAAATTACTAGAATTAAATGCATTATTGGCATGACCGTATGCACCAGCAGCTAAACCATTGGCACCATTAGCAGTATTATAAGCTGATTGAGCGAATTGGTTTACTAAATTGCTGGAACTGTATGCATTATTGGCATGACCATATGCACCAGCAGCCAAACCATTGGCACCATTAGCAGTATTATATGCACCAGCAGCTAAACCATTTGCACCGTTAGCGGTTGCATAAGCCGCTTGAGCATATTGATTAACAGGTTGAATTAAAGATACTTTATCTGTTGTATAATAATTGTCTGAGTAAAATGCTCCAGCATAAACATTACCCGAAACACCTACACCACCAGAAACAACTAAATCACCTGTGCCTACATTAGAAGAATTTTTTCCACCAGTTAAACGAATTTGATTTGTAGTTGTTGGACCTCTGCTGGTTACACCTTGTAGTGTTGTTACTGTATTACCAGAACTATCAACAACATCACCACCAGAAGGTAACTGAATTGTACCTGAAGGATTGAATGTAAACGGAATATTAAATGCTCTTAGAACAATAGTTTCGTTGACAGTTGTTCTAACTTCAAGACCTGCTGAAGTATCAAGCAATGCTCCATGAGCGCCAAAGTAAACATTACCTGCGATACCTACACCACCAGAAACAACTAAAGCGCCGGTTGAATTACTGGTTGAATCTTGTGTGCTTAATACATCAACAGTTTGTAAATCAACATCAACAAAACTTGAACCTCCATAAACTTGTAATGGACCTTCAATAGTTTGTGAACCAACATTTAAAGTAACAATTTCACCTAAGTGTGCAATTAATGTTCCTGATTCAACAACAACATTATTTTCTTCTTCAACAACTGTGTTTGCAGTCGCAGTAAATTGTGAAGGCCTTCTACCATATTCTAATTGTGGGTGCCATACATGAACACCATAACCATTAACACCTTGATATTTGTCATCTATTAAACCTGGTGTAGTTGTTGGACCTGTTAAAATTGTGAGTGATGTAGAGTCGCCAGTATTAACTGATGTTGAACAACGATACCAACCATTGCCAGCATCTGACATTCCAATCCAAGTAATATCACTATTTGCTTCTTGTGTATAAACACCATTTGCTAAGTCAAAAGTAATATGGGCATTTGCACCAGTATTAAATCGAACAAACAAGTAATTTCTTTCACTTGCTTTGGCATAAATTGAGTGTGTATAATATCTAAATTTATCTACTGCATTTACTGTTTCAATACCGTGCCAGTTATTTGAAGAACCTTCATTAATTTTAACACCAGTATTTGTAAAATCTGGTGCAACAGATGAATTGGCAATTGGTGTTGCGTTTGTATAGTTCCAAACGCTTGTGTTGGCAATATTGATTGATTGACGGTAAAAGTTTGTTCCACCTTGTGCATGAAAATCAGAACTTATTAAATCACCAACAACAAATGTATTACCGGTAATTTGAACACGGCCTGTGCCATAATTGTATGCTTGGTTTACAACAAGCTTTTCACCAAGGAAAAGATTCTTATCAATAGATGCACCACCATCAATCAATAAAGCACCAGTATTTGGTGCAATTGCATTGGTGGTATTACTAATAATTAATAAATCATTGGTTGAAATACTAATTGCATTAATGGTTGTTTCATTAATTGTTGTATTACCAATAACAGTTAAATTGCCTGAAACAGTAAGATTTTGAGATACAATTACATTACCAGTAAATGTTCCACCAGTATTTGCTTTGTTATAAGCGCCTTGAGCAAAAGAATTAATAGCTGCAACGTTTTGCGTAAATTGTTGTTTGCTTATAACATAATGACCACCAACGGTAGTGCCGTCATGGACAACAAGGGTATCCTGGTCGGTATCAACGGTAACTTCAGCAACAGCACCCGTAAAAATTTGGGTCTGTGCGGTATTACCTTTCCTTAGTTGTAATTGTGTTGACATCGCTTATCCTAAATTAAAATCTATCTTCTATTTATTATATTTATGGAACGGTTCCATAGTTAAATTCTGCTTGGGCAGGATCTAAATCGTAACCAGCATCAAATGATACGGTAACTGGTTCATTGACAAATCCTAAATCACCAACTGGAACAGTAATACCAATACGAGAGAACATTGTTTTATGGAACGTTACATCTGTCAATGTTGGATATGTTGGATTAAATGTTATATTTAATAACTGAGTTACAGGGTCAATCGCATAACTAAAGGTACCTAATGGTACATTGGTTACAATTTCACCAAAAGTGTTTGCATATACTGCTGTACCTGGATGGTCATGAACAATATTTAAATTTAAAATATGAAATTCTAACAGATGATTGATTTGAATCTGATAGAAAGCACTTCTATATTTTGTTACAGAAAAACTATCTAAAATACTACCAGTAGAAATGCTAGGGAATGTATTGGATGATAAATTGGTATTTGCAGTCATTTGAACCGCATTTACCGATAGCGTATTTGTTCCTGTATCAAAAACAATGTTATTTGAAACATACAGAGAATTTGTATTACCAGAATTTTTTCTTGTAAAGTTTAAATAAACAACATTATTTGAATTGGTATCATCAGTAATGTTTACAGCGCCACTACCACCGCCACCAGAAATGGTGTTTGCATAATCATAAGCATTTTGTGCCAACTGTAATGCAGAATTGGCTTGGTTATATGCTCCGTGTGCTGTGCTAGATATAGCAAGAATGTGAGTATTTTGAGTGTTATCAATACCTGCTTGAATGGCCAAAATTTGACTGCCATCAATAGTAACAGTTTTATTAACACCATCACCAATTACTGAAATGCCATTGGCACCAGCAAATGATAACACATCAGTATTGGATGTTGCAAATATTAATGTTGAATTAACATTGATTGTAGAGAAAGAATCTGTTGGACTGCCAGTAGTAAAATAATCAATATCATTATTGGCATTTTTATAATACAGTTTTTTATCGGCATAGTTTAACGCCAATTCACCAAAATTTAGGTCAACTGGAACATTGCCGGTAACGCCAGATTTTCTTAATTGAATTGAAGTATTAGACATCTATTAAAAACTTCCGCCATCTTTCTTTGTAGGTTCTTCCATCAAACTTTCAAGGGTAACTTTTTCTTGTGGTTGCTCTATCTCTGGCAAAGCAACAATTTTAGTTTCAACCTCTTCGGTTTGAGTTTCAATTGTTTCTACTCCTTGTTTTTTTGCTTCAAGTTTTTTTCTTTTGGCAGGAGTTAATTTCAAATATTCAATCTGTTCATTTAAACCATTAATAACATCATCTTTTTCTTTAATAACATTATCAATTTGTTTATCTTTTTGTTTTACAATTTTTTGTGTTTCAATCAAATTAGTTTTAACTGTATCTAAAATACCAATTTGTTGTTTAAGTTTTTCATTTTCAATGGCTAATGGTCCTAAACGACCAATTTCAGACTTTAATGAATTAATAATATCATCTTTAGAAACAGTAATGTTTTTAATTAAATCATCTTTACTGGCAATAACACTTTTTAATTTTTCAATCTCATTATTTTGTTGTTGCTCTTTTGCTGATTGAGTTGATGATGCATTACGTTTTAATTGTTCAATTTGATTTTTTAAATCATTTTCTGTTCCCAAACAATTGGAAGCAATTTCTTCCATTTGTTGTTTAAGATTTTCATTTTCTTTTTGCCACTCTGTTAATATATCACTATTAACTTTGGCATTTGCCTGTAACGAAACACTATTTAAAATTTGTTGTTGTAAAGTTTGAACTAATATATCATTATAATATTGACCAAACTTTTCTTGTGGTGTTAGCACTTTTTCTTCATTCATTTCAAACTCCTATTATTAATTAATTATATAGACAACAAATTTTTACCTTCTTTTTACTGGAGGTGCTTCGCCTTCGGTCAAACGAAGAGCAAGATTTACAATATGAATTGCTTCTGCATTATCTTCTTCTTTGAATTCTGGATTATCAGTTGCAGATGAAATTACCGAACTCATAGAATTACGGTAACTTTCGAAACTAATTGCGCCAGAGGACAATTGTTCCATCAAAGTGCTGGCTGTTTGTCCTAGTGTGTTTGCTGAAATTGCCATTTTATTTTTCCTTAATTATAATTAGAACGAACCGCCATCCAATGTGTATGAATATCTTACTTCTTTGGTAGATTGATTGTAGAACATGATACCATCGTCAACTGCATCTTGTGTATCGGTATAACGAACTGGATTAATATACAAACCAGATGCACTAGCACTTAAATCGGAACCAGAGGCGTTCAATACGATACTGTTGTTGAAACCGTGGTCATAAGCTGCATGATAACCAAGAGCAATCTGATAATCACCTAATCCAGATGCACCATCATAGTAACCTGCTTCGTGACCAATTGCGATAGAGTAATTGTTTGCGTATGAACCAGAATCATAACCTAAAGAAATTGAACCTTCACCAGCTTGATAGCCTGATTCGTCACCAATTGCAATACCATAATCACCTAAATTGTTACTACCAGCATAATGACCGACTGCAACTGCATGATAACCTAAACCACTATTACCGGCATTATTACCAAGTGCGACAGATTGTGAACCCGCTGCGTTTTGACCGGCATAACGACCGATTGCGATAGGAGCCCAACCACTATTGTTATCATAGTTTTCACCAGCGTAAGTACCGATTGCGATACTGTCAGTTGATTGATAATTGTAACCAGCGTTATCACCAATTGCAACAGCACCATGACCTTGATATTGATTACCGGCTGAGTAACCCATCGCAACAGCGTAGTTATTTTGGTTCTGTTGACCAGCATAAGGACCAATTGCTACTGAATAATCATTTTGATTTTGCCAACCAGCACGGCGACCAATTGCGACTGCTTGATATCCTTGGTCTAATACACCGGCAGCAAAACCGATTGCAACAGCACTTCCG